CTGTGAAGCCGTCTGGCACGTTGAGCGCAGCCTTGAGGTCGGCGAGGTCGATCACTTCCGCTTCCTCCGCCGCGTGGGCTTCGGCGTATCTTCGGCACTGTCCTCGGCCTTGTCCTCGGCCGGACCCGGCATCGCCTTGTTCTCGGGCGGGACCTCGGCGGCCTTCTGCCCTGCCGCCTTCTCCGCCAGTCGCTTCGCTTCGAGGTACCTCATGTCTCACCACGGGTTGGGCGGGGCCGGATCACCCGGCCCCGCCGGCGTCACCACGTCACTCGCCGTTCTCGGCGACAATCGCCCAGCTAAACGCGAACGGCCGCTTGAGCGCGAGGGCGAGCCGCTCTTCGGCCCGCAGCGTCCTCAGGTTGCGCTCGAAGTCGTCGTTGACGTAGCCGACCGCGAGCCGGACGTCGTGGCGATCATAGATCGTCGCGCCTCGGAGCCAGTCGGCGACGATCATGCGCCGCTCGCCCGTGGTCGGGTGCTCCAGCGACTGCGACTCGACGACCGGCAGCGACCAGATCTGCGGGCCGAGCTCGGTCCGAACCACCGCCCAGACGTAGCGGTTGTCCGTACCCTTCTCCAACTCGATCTGCTCCCAGTCGAGCGGATGGACCGCGACGGCCGTCGGCGTGAGGCCGGCCATCACCACGTCCGTACGCATCCGGCGGATCAGGTCGATCAGCGTGTCGCCGGCCTGCGCCCGAGTGAACTCGGGGATCCCGGCGGTGAACAGGCCTTCCAGCTCGCCGCTCGCGCCCGAACCCCAGAGGATCTGGCGCTCCTCCTCCGCGAGCACGTCCTGGCGCAGCTCNAGGTTGATTACNTCGATCAGACGCGGCGCGTCCTCGATGTCCTGCTCGGCGACCTTGTGNAGCACNGCGATCGTCTGCACCGGCGTGGTCACACGCTCGGTCTTGATCCCGGCATACGGCTTGGTGCCGCCGCGCCCGTTCTGCGCCGCCGCNGCGTCCGTGTACTCGTAGCGGACGTAGGCTACGGTGTCGCTTGACGTCGGCATCACCCGGAGTAGCTGCCGGATCGTGAGCGGCTTACGCTCCCCGGAGCGGACCCACTCGGGATCGCGCTGGATCGGCACCGCCGAATCGTCGCCGATGTCGGGCAGCTGCGACGGATCGAACTGCTTGCGCTCGATCGCTTCGTGCGCAGCCTTCAAGAACTCTTCGGCCTCTTCGCCGTAGAGCACGACCGGCGCGCCGCTCAGGTTCCGCACGTCGACGCGCGCCGACCAGCTGGTGTCGGCCTTGCCCTGCTGGCGGTAGCGACGGTACGCCTCGCTCAGCACGAACAGGTGGCCGGGCGTCACAACGACCTTCCGGCCGGACTTCCGCTCGGCGTTGCCTGCCGGCAGCGTCGGCGAGACGACCTCGCGGCCCTTCGCGATCAGTTGCTGGCGCTGCTCGTACTTCTGGAGTGCCTCCTGCAGCGCGAGCGCTTCGCTGGCCTTCCGGTCCAGCTCTTCGCCCCGGGCCTGGCTGATCGCCCCCTGCTCCATCTCCTTCTGCCCGGCTTCCAGCTCGCTCAGGAGCTTGGCCAGGTCCTGGCGCATCTGCGCCACGTTGCGGTCGGTCACGACCACGGTTTCCGTTGCCATCTCGTCACCTCCACGTCTGGGTGTCCGTGTCTCATCTCCGCGCGTGCCGTCAGACGGCGAGGCGACGGAGCTTGAGGGCCAGCATCTTCTGGCGGATCGCCGTCAGCTGGTCCTCGCTCGCGAGTCCGTCCGGCTCGGCGGGCTCCGAAGTGCCACTATCGGGCGAGTCCGGGGCCTCGATGCCGTTCAGGAGTGCGTCGATGTCGTCGCGGAGCGCCTTTAGCTCCGCCATGTCGTCGTCGGTCAGGTCGCGGTCCTTCATGGCCGCGAGCAGGCTTTTCACGCTGTCGACGTCGATCCGGGCGCCGTCGTTCGCTGGCCAGATCACGACCGAAATCTCAAGGAGCTGCACCTCCTTGATATGGCGCCAGATGCCGCGCTTCCGATCTTCGTCGCTCGGCTCCTCGACCTTGACCGGACGAAACCCGATGCTCAGGCCGGTCACGTACCCGCCCTCGATTCTGCGCAGCACCTCGTCGCCGTCCGGCCCGTCGATCACCTGGTAGCGCGTCCAGAGGCCGTCCTCGGTCTCCTTCGCCGCGATCAGCTTCCCTACGACGGCGCGCACGCTGCCGTAGTTGTGCTGATCGAGCAACGGGATCACGCGGCCGGATTGACGCCAGTGGCTGAGCGTCCGGCGGAATGCGCCCCGGTGGATCACGTCACCCACCAGGTCGAGGTCCCAGGTCGATGCGAGCCCCTCGAACGTCCGCTCCGTGGCGTCCACGGCCTTGATTTCGAACGGCCGGACAATGGCCTTCCTCTCGATCGTCTTGCTCATGGCCTTCCCCCGGTTTCTCCACTGCCGGTAGCACACGGCCGCCCGCTGGCTCTCGTCAGGGAACTCCGACCGCATCGTCTCATCGGCCATGCAGCGGCTGATGAACTCCTGGCGTCCCTCGCCCTGGCGCGGCTTCGGCAGTGGCATCGTCAGTCCTCCACGACCTCGTAGAGCAGCGTGCAGCGGCAATTCGGCTCGCCTGGCGCGAGTAGCCCATTCGGGAATCGGTCGCGGATGCCGACCGTTACCCCATCGAGCGCCCGGTGCTCGTCTCGCACCCGGCCGTCGCGCACCGTGAGCCAGGTCTTGGTCACGCGCGCGTCGATCTCTGCAGCCCACGCCGTGAGCGATTCGACCTGCGCTCCGTTGTAGACGCGCGTCGTCTCGGTCCGGGCGATCAACTCAGCGCGCGCCGGCCCGAACGCGGCATCGCTCGCGCGGATCCTCGCCGCGAGCTGGTCGATCGTCTCGCCCGCCTCGATCCCCGCCTGAAGCGCGTCGCGCACCGCCTGCCGCGTCGTGTCCGTAACCTGGCGGATCAGCCAAGCGGCCTCGCGCTGGATGTAGTCGGCGAGTCCAGGCTGGAGCATGTCCCACGCGACGCCGAGCTCGGCGGCGATCTGCGTCACTGCGGCCTCACCCGTCGCACCAATCAGCGGCTCGACGACGCGTCGCCAGGTCTCGAGCGCGGGGCCGGACAGGTAGCGAGCGAGCTCGCGCAGGAACGCGGTCGGGTCGACCGGAGACTGCTTCGCTGCGCCCAGGTGTTCGGCGGCGAGGCGCCCGATCTCCTCCCGGTCGCGCTCAAGCTGCGCGGCGACGGCCGCGCGCCAGGCCGGCTCCTGCGCTTTCGTCGCGGCGTCGAAGCGGTGCCAGGCGACGTCCTTCTGCTGCTCGGTGAGGTCGGCCTTGGTGGCGATGACAATCGGCGCGGACCGCTCCTCCTCGGCAGCGGGCCGAGCGATGGAAACCGCAGGTGCCGGCGACTGGAGGCCGGGGATCACGTCGTTCCTGGGGTCGTCGTCGTCGAGCGGCTCCAGCCCCACGATCTGCCGGAGGTCGCGGACCCGAGCAAACCGCTCCATGCGCTGCGCCATCTCGGCAAGGCTCGCCCGATCGGGCTGCAGGGCCGCGACCGGTCCCANGTCNAAGCGGATCTCNCGGCGCGGGTGCGGGTCGAGTGNCGGNCNNCCGGNGTCCNCNGGCGCGCGAAGGAGCTGCGCCGTGAGCTTCCGCTGGTCCCTGGCCCACATCGGCACAAGGAGGTCCTGCGTCGCGCCGCGCCGGGCCTCCTGCATCTGCGACCACGGCGAGTTTTCGAGGCCGACAAGGAACTGTAGCACGATCGGCGGGACGCGGAACGCAGCGGCGACGGTCGCCTCGACGCGGTTCAAAATCTCGCTCGGGAGCAGCTGCTGGACCGAGAGCGAGACGACGNTNGCCTTGCCGCCGCCGGTGAGGGCCAGNGGCTCTCCCTTGCGGTCGAGCCTGGCGTACTGCCTGATCTGGTCCTTGAANCNCTCCCACTCCTCATCGCTCGGCTGCCAGGCCGGGTCTGCCTGAATNANGANNCTCGGGAACAGCGCATTCTTGAGGATCGCCCGCACCGTATCCGTAGCCTGCTCGCCAAGGCTGAGCGAGCGGAGCGCGACGTCGAGCGGCGCGATGTGCGCGTACCAGTCACCCGGGTACGGCTCGCGGAAGTAGACGACCCGCTCCGGCGGGAGCGTCTGCTGGCCTGCGGCCGTCACCACGCGGAACCGGCCGTAGATCCGGCCGTCCGCAGCCTCGACGCTGAACTCGTCAGCGCTGAACGGCACAAGGCGCCGGACGCGCCCCGAGCGGTCGATGTCCTTGACCCAGATCGCGCCACCGGTCACGTCGCGGTACATCCGGGTCAGCATGAGCAGCTCGCCCATGTCATAGTCCGGCGAGGGGACGTCGAGCACCTCGGCCAGCTCATGGTCCGGCAACCACCCGAACTCGTCATCCTCGCCCAGCTCGCCGACGTAAAGCGCCGGCTCGCTGTACTTCTCGGCCCGCCACGTGATCGCGGCGTAGGCNTAGACCGCGACCGCGAACGCCGTGTTGCGACTGACGCGGCCGGAGCCGTCGATGACGAACGGCGCCTCGATCACGCCGCCGCTGGAGTCGCGCGGGATGAAAGAGACGGGCGCGGCCTTGGCCTCACGGCTGCGGCCGTTGCGGGCTGGGGCAGCAATGGACAGTAGGCGGTCGACCAGTCTCATCACGATGCGCAACGGGCCAGCGATCCGCCGGGTACCTCCCGGTCGTCGCTGGCCCGTGCAGGCCGCCGCTGGCTGTGGCTACAATCTACAAATAATACCGACGTCCGCTGGTGTCAAGAGTTGTCGCCATCCTCCATCCCCGGGAAAAATACACCGACCCGCTTCTGGCTGCGCCGGATCAGCGGGGCCAGCGCGTACCGCACCGCGTCCCAGCCGTGATCGTGACCCGGCGCGAGCTTCGGCAGTATGTCGTCGGTGCGCGGGTCGACCTTGTAGCGCCACAGCCGCGCCTCCTCGATCAGCCCGCGACAGCGTGGGTGGATCACGATCCGCTCGTAGCTCCTGAGGTGCTCAACGCCGTCCTCGACGCTCCCCGACCATTTCGGGGCCGGCTCAACGCGGAACCCACGTCTGCGGATCTCGTTGATCGTCTCGGGCCGGGCGCTGTCGGCGCGGATCACGTGCTCCCGCGCACCGGGCACGCGGTCGAAGCGGCGCGCGATTTCGTCCATACTCCAGCCGATGCCCCGCTCATCGTAGTCGATCCATAGCCTGGAGTCTGCGACCCAGCAGCGTACCAGTACGGTTGGGTCCTGAGCAAATCCCCAGTCGGCGCCGTAGTACGGCCCCTGCCAATACTCCTGCGGCTCGAAGTCCTCGACGATCCACCGGCCGGCCAGCACCTCGGCGTCCGAGCGGCGCCAAGGCTCGCCGCCCCAGACGTGGGCGTATGCCTCCGGGTCGCGCCGGCGCATCTCCTCGGCCTCCTCGCGGAGGACCTGCGGGAGCCAGGGGTTGTCTCGGTACGTGACTTTGCGGACGATCGCCCGCTCCGGCGGCCGGACCACGAACCGCTGGTACGTGGGATCGCNCTCNAGCGCCGGGTTGAAGCTGACCCAGATCTCTGAGCCTTCCTTGCGGATCGTCGGCGTGAGCACCCGCCAGGATTCGTCCGATACCGCTTCGGCCTCCTCGACCCAGCAGATGTCGATACCCTCGGTACTCTTGATCTCCTGGACGTTGTGGCGGAGGCCTTTGAAAAGGAACTCGGTCCCGTTCGCGCCGCGAATGGTGGACTGCTGNACCTCGTAGTGCCAGCCGAGCCCGAGCAGCTCGATCTGGTCGGCGAGCAGGCGATGGACGCTGTCGCGGATGGAGGCCTGGAACTCACGGGCGCAGAGTATGCGGAGCGGCTGCCGGAGGCCGTAGATCAGGAGTGCGCGGGCGAACTGCCAGGATTTCGCGGAGCCGCGCCCGCCGTATGCGACGCGATAACGCACGGCGCCCAACGGCGGGTCGAACAGGAAGGCGAACGCCTCGGGGATCGGGACGTCAATCCTTGCCGCCATCGGGGCGGACCAGCGTCACACGGACCTCGGCGGCGATCGGCGCGCCGTCGGGGCCGGAGTGCTCCAGCTTCTGGCGTGCTCCCCATCGGTCGGGGAACGCGCGCTCGAGCCACCACGCCGCCGCCCGCCAGTCGTCGGGCGCCGCCTGCTGGATGATCGCGACGTTGCGCGCCTCGGCCTCCGCGCGCGCGCGCATTACGGCGTCCCGAAATTCCCGGTAGATGCCCCGCGACGCCTGCTTGCCCTGCTCCATCCAGCGGTAGAACGTGGTTTTCCCGATCCCGGCGTACTCGGCTGCAGTCTCGACGTAGTTACCCGCCTTGAGCGCCTGGATGATGCGGTCCTGGACCTCGGGGGTCAGCTTCGTCGGTCGGCCCATCGTTACGCCTCGTCCTTAATGCGCTCGATCGGGATGCGCTCGATCTGCATACTCACCCCACCCTCCTATACTCGCTCGCCGCCCGGCACTTCTGGCACCATGCCCACATGCGATCGTCCTGCGGGATCGCCTTGCGTCCGTCGTCACCGATCAGGACCTCGCCGGTCGGCTCCCAGCGGCCATGCGCGACACCAAGGTGCGCGAGGTGACGCCGGTGCGCGACGCGCTGGACCGGGTGCGGTGCCTGGCACTGGAGCGCGGTCACGCCACGGGGGGCCTGGGCGACAATGAGATCGCGGATCCGGTGGCGGGTCGCGGTCATTGCTCGCCCCTGACCTGGCTGGCCGGTGTCGCCGGGGTCTCACTAGCGGGCGTTGAGCACCAGGAGATCGTCGGCGGCGGTACGCTCGGCTCTCCGGCGCGCCGTATGTACGGCCAGACCATGTTCGCCCGCTTCTCGCGCCCGGCTCGCCAGCCGAATATGTAGGCCACGGCGAATCCGCCCACCGCGCCGATCAGTACATTGG